GTTTAAGCTAAAAGAATTAAAAAAGCTTACTATAAAAACTACAAATACAGAAATTAAAGTCTGCAAAGAGTGTTGGGAACCAGACCACCCACAAAATATGCAGGGTATGTATCCAGTGGATGATCCACAAGCTGTACAAGATCCGAGACCAGATACAAACTTGGAAGCACAAAGAAATTATCAATATGGTTGGGACCCTGTTGGACTAAATAACGGATTAAGTATACCAGGCATAGAAGACGATTTAGAAGGTACCGGCGGGGTTGGCACGGTTACTGTAACAATAACTTAGGAGTATAATATGAACAAAGATAGAAAAGGCTGTAACACTACATATAAGCAACCAGAAATGGTAGCCGTACCAAACACAGCTGGCTATCCTGAAAAGGATGTCAAAACTGAAGGTGTAGTGACACGTGGTAACGGTGCAGCAACTAAAGGTACAAAAGCACGCGGCCCAATGGCTTAAGGATAAGTAATGAACTACACAGAATTAGTAGCAGCAATACAGTCATATACTGAAAACCAGTATAGTACTACTGATATAAATATATTTATACAGAATGCTGAACAACGTATTTATAATACAGTTCAATTACCAGACCTACGCAAGAATGTAACCGGTAATATGACAAGTGGTAATAAATATTTTAGTTTGCCGAGTGATTGGTTATCTACTTTTAGTATAGCTGTAATTAATGCTAATAATGAATATACTTATTTATTGAACAAAGATGTAAACTTTATTAGAGAAGCTTTTCCTGATACTGATTCGCCATTTTATGGAGTGCCACAATATTATGCTATATTTAATGATACAACAATGCTACTTGGTCCTACACCAGACGCTAACTATAATGCTGAGCTTCATTACTATTACTACCCTGAGTCTATTGTTACTGCCGGTACTACTTGGTTGGGAAATAATTTCGACACTGCTCTCTTTTATGGGGCTTTACTTGAAGCCGCAGCGTTTCTTAAAGAAGAGCCGGATACAGTAGCAAGTTATACAGCAAGATACAACGAAGCAATGCAACTTTTACAAAACTTAGGCGAAGGTAAAAATCGTCGCGATGCTTACAGAAGTGGGCAAGAAAGGATACCGGTAAATAGAATTGGATAATGAAGCAAAAATAATACAGGGTGTAGATTTTGATGTGATAACCACTTCAGGTCGAGGTCATACACCAGAAGAGATAGCGGAGATGGCATTAGCTAAAATAATATATGTAGCAAAAGATGCTAATCCGTTAATACGTGAGCAAGCAGAAGCTTACAAAAACAACATTAGACATGTTCTAGTGCAATATATGAAAAAGGCAATTAAGTCTAATCATACAACTTTGGCGAATAAACTGCATGAAGCGGGGCATTCAGAATTAACAAAACTTTTGGAGATATAAAATGGCAATTACTCAAGCAATGTGTACGTCATTTAAAGTTGAACTGTTGAATGGTATTCATGCATTCGGTACAACCGTGGTCCGTGGAGCAACAACTGCTGACACTTTTTACTTAGCGCTATATACATCATCAGCTACTTTAGATGCTACAACAACAGCTTATACAGCATCAAACGAAACATCAGGTACAGGATATGTTGCTGGTGGTCAAGCACTTACAACAGTTGCTCCGACTTCATCAGGTACAACAGCGTTTCTAGACTTTAACGATGAAACATGGTCTACAGCGACTATTACAGCACGTGGTGCGTTGGTCTATAATTCAACACAATCAAACAAAGCTGTGGCAGTGTTGGACTTTGGTGGTGATAAAACATCAACAGCTGGTGACTTTACTGTAGTATTCCCTACAGCTGATGCTTCAAACGCTATTATCAGAATAGCTTAATAGGAGCTAGTAATGGCTGATGTCATAATCCCCTTAGACGGGTGGGGTGCGGGAACCTGGGATGCAGAGTCTTATGGTGACAACCCAATTAACTTCACTGGCACTACAAGTGTTGGATCAGTTACGACATCAGCAGATGCAAATGTAAGTGTTACAGGTGTTTCTGGAACTGTAGAAGAGGGCGTAATAGACTTTGAAATTAGAGCCTATGCTTATCCTACAGGACAAGTAGGAACTACTCAGTTAGGTACTGCAAGTCCAAGTGCAGATAGCAATACTACTGTTACAGGAGTTGAAGCAACAGGAAACGAAGGCTCTGTAACTACAATTGCAGGAGCTACTGCAAGTCCAGTTGGTGTAGAAGGATCTTCACAATTAGGTCAAGCCACTATGGCTGAAACTTGGTCTGGTTGGGGCGGTGGGCCTTGGGGTTCAACAGCGTGGGGTGTTACAACTTACTTAGCTGTTATCCTAGATGGTGTAGAAGGTACTGCTAACGAAGGTAGTGTTAATGTTACTGCTGATGCTAATATTGCAATTACAGGAGTTTCAGGAACAAGTGCTTTAGGCACAGCTGGTACCGTAGCAGAAGCAAATGTAGAGGTAACAGGAGTAGAAGCAACTGAAGGTATAGGCGATGCTACAATTAGTGGTAAAGCTAATGTATACCCAATAGGTGTTTCAGGTACAGGAGCATTAGGTACACCAGCTACTAAAACAGTTAACCGAGTTGACGTTACAGGGGTTGAAGGCACAGGTTTACTAGGTTCAGCAGATGTAATAGGTGATGCAACAGTTAACGTAACAGGGGTTCAGGCTACTGGACAAACACAAACATTTACATTAGTTTGGGGTGAAATAGACACATCTCAAACACCAAACTGGCAAAGGATAGCAGCATGATAGTAGAAGCTAAAGAAGAAAATGGTATAATCATAAATAAATACGAAGTGCACTTAGAGTGCTCAAATTGTGGCATGGAAGTTGATGCCGAAGAATATAATTCAGGAACCTGCTCTGATTGTGGTGCCGCGTGGAATGGTAAGAAACACACCAAAGTTCACGTAACAAGCGTACCATTAGCGGGACAATCATCATAATTAAGAGGTAAATAAAATGGCAAGTACATATTCAGATTTAAAGTTTGAGTTAATTGGTACTGGCGAACAATCAGGTACTTGGGGTACAACGACTAATACCAACTTAGGTACAGCAATCGAAGAGGCTATCACAGGTTCCGCAGATGTAACATTCGCTAGCGCTACAGTAACTTTAACTTTAACAGATACAAACGCGTCTCAAACAGCACGTAACTTGAGACTTAATTTAACAGGTACATCAGGCGGAGCACAAGATTTAGAAGTACCCGCTATTGAAAAATTCTACATTGTAAACAACGGATGTGTGGATGCAATTACTGTAAAAGTAGCAGGTCAGACAGGCGTTGCAGTTCCAGCTGGTAAAGCAATGTTACTTTTCAATAATGGTACAGATGTTGTTGATGCTGTAACTTCTATGTCCTCATTGACACTAGCTTCAGCTTTAGCAGTAGCATCAGGTGGTACCGGTTCAACTACAGCAGATGGTGCATTAACAAACTTAGGTGGTACAACTATTGGTAAAGGTGTATTTACTGCAGCCTCAGCTACAGCAGCTCAACAAGCCATGGACGTAGAACCAGGCGTTGATGTTCAGGCATACGATGCAGACTTAACTGCTATTGGTGCTTTAGCAAAAACAGATGGTAACTTTATTGTTGGTAATGGCTCAACATGGGTTGCAGAGTCAGGTGCTACAGCTAGAACATCATTAGGTTTAGGTGACTTAGCTACTCAGTCAGCTTCAAGTGTTACTATTACTGGTGGTTCAATTACAGGTATTACTGACTTAGCAGTTGCTGATGGTGGTACAGGTGCTTCAAGCTTTACAGCTAACTCTGTATTATTAGGTAATGGCGCTTCATCATTTCAAGAAGTTGCTCCAGGTACATCAGGCAATGTATTATTATCTAACGGTAGTTCTTGGACAAGCGGTGCTGTATCAGCCGGTGGAGGAGGATTAAGATTACAACTATTTACATCTCCAGGTACATGGACTCTACCCTCGTCATCAAATTATGTATCAGCTCATGTAGTTGGTGGGGGTGGCGGCGGTTCGTCTCCTAACACAGGTGGTGGTCTAAACCCGACTCAAAACGGCGGCACAAGTTCTTTTGGAGCTT